AGTTCGCCGCCATCACGCCGCGCCGGGGAACAGTTCCGACCATAAGGCTTGATACTGAAGCGCGACCGATTGTTTCGCGCCTCGATAAAGGACGATCTGCGCGTCGATTTGTTGAACGCCAACCTGAGTGACGGCGACGGTGAAGCTAGTTATGATCCGATTAGTGACGAACGGCTGCAGGCAAGCCTGGATATAAGATTGCACCCGCGCTGTGGTTGCGCCCTCCCTTGCGCCAGCGTCGACGATCTTAGCGCGCTTCAAGAGCCAAAGCTTTGATCCGATCGGCCAGCCGCCCCAGATCGTATCGGCGTCCAGATCGCCCCACCATCCGCGCCTGTCGGTCGCATTCGGATCTGGGAGCTTGTCGGACGGAGCAGCGAGACTGTCGGTCAAGAGCGCGACATTGACTGCCGTAATCAACGACTTTGTTTCATCGACAAGACCAGCCGCCGTTGTCGCCCAATCCATCGCAATAACGTCGGGCGTCTGCAACGCGACGAGGCGAAAGTCGGGCATAGATCATGTATCCGAGTAGGGATATGCCGCGACAGTGATCGCCACGTTCGAATGGCATCCGCTCTCGTCCGCTCGCTTTGTGTCGAATGGTCGCGTGATTTGAATCGCATCGCACAAGGCTCGTAGACCCGATCGCAGCGGTGAACGATGTCGAGGTCAGTGTGAACGATGTCGCATTCGGTTTCCCGGCTTGCGCAGCCTGCCCCATCTGAGCGCTCGCGCCCTGTGGCTGCGTCGGGATTGGCATCGATCCACTTTGCATAATCTGGCCGGTGATTGTCTTGCCCATCGGAGCGCTAACAACGGTTCCCGTCGAGGTCATGTGAACCTGCTGACCATCGTCTGAATGCATGCAGACTTCGCCTTCAGCCATGCCCATGACACGAAAGCGCCGGTCTCCCATGACGAGAACAACGCCATGCGAACGATTGCCGCTCAGATGCGCAACAAACGCCTCAGCCGCCTGAGTCGCGCCTTGAACTTGAGGCTTAGGAACCGCAGTGAAGCCATACGGGTGCGCGTGTTCGATTTGCTGCGCCGCCTCGCCAGCGAAACCTTCGATGTGGACTTCCTGCATGAAGTGCGCGTCATCGGCCTTGACCAACGTATGGCGCGTCACCCCTCCACCTGCTCGATCCGAAGCGTCGCGCGCAGAGGAAAACTTCATCGTGCCGTCCCTGGCCCGCCTGGGGTATTCGTGGCTGTGGTCGTGCCGCCGCCGAACGGCGCATCTCCTAACTCAAGTGCGCCAGAGCTCAACGCCGCTTGCAGGCACGCCGTCACCTCGGTTCGCGTTCCGCCTTCGTTGCTTTGAAGATGCTTGACGCCCTTCACGAACAGATTGTTGATCTGTGGGTTTCTAGGCTCAAGCATCGGCGAATAGATCGTGATCGGCACCGGGCCTGCCGCCGAAGCGCCAAAACATTTCAATATCCATAAACTACCATCATCCATCTGCCAGCCAGGAACGGTCCCAACGATCTCCCACATCATGACGTTCAAGTTGTTCTGTGCCTGATTGAACGCCATCAGCGCTTCGGATTTATTACCTGTGTTATCGCCAAGGATGACGAGCGGGCGCTTCGGGCCGGTGTAATTCGGGTTCGTCTTCGTGATCGCGTTCTGACTTGCGTCCGTGCCGTTGATCGAATCGGTGCCGTGCGTTTGAGATTGGAAGATCAGAGGGTCGGCACCGAACTGATAGTTTTTAACCATTCGACACATTTCGAGATTGCGGCCTTCTTGGAGTTGCGCGATCGTTTGGCCCCCTGTCTGGCCGCGCGCGAGGACGAGATTGCCATTCTCATCATCGGTCAAATGCATGTTTCGCCAATTGGCTAGTCGACCAATAAAGTCGATCATTCGTTCGCCGATGTGCTCACTAATTCTCGGAAATACCATATTAGCGCCAGACATATCGCCAACCATTCTCACGCTAACACCAGCAAGTCCGGCAACAGACGATGCAATCTGCATCAGCGTTTGATTTATATATTGTCCAGGTTTGCCTACTACTGTTCCGGCATCAAGAGATTGAGGGTACGAGGCAACGATAATCTCTACCGCATGTGTCTGTTTGTCGAACGCAACCTGTCGCGTCATAACGGTTCCGCTGATTACCTTCTGGCCGATCAAGTAACCGTCAGCCTGATCACCGACGTCAAGTGATAGCGCCGCCTGCGGAACGTTTCCGCCGTCCGTATTCTCAGCGGCGCGAAATTTCATATAACTAAATGGCGCGTTGAATTCACGCCAGATTTCAATTTCCTCCCAGCCTGGAAATACCTGTCCATTGCTGATAATTGTCGCTTGCAAATTTAGATTTTCAAGAGCCATAATTAGCTTCTCGGCCCGGCATGGTTGGGCTCGGCGAGACATGGCCGGGCGGGGCAAGGCGGTGCATGGCTCGGCAAGGCAAGGGGGCCGCCCTCAAAAGAGAGCGGCCCATTTTCATGGCGGACCAACTGATAGCACCTGAAGCGAACGCGGGCAGAAGAGTGGGGCCGGAATATCGTTCATCGCCACGATCGTCGCCACTTGCGTCGGGTCCTGATAAAGACGTTGCGCAATCGTCAACGCCGGCAGCGCGACCGGATAAGTCACAGTGACGACCTGAGGCAACGGAATCGCGCGGAGCGATAGATCGTTGACCACCGCGCTCTGCAGACCGATGAGCGCTTGATAGACCAACTGATCCATATTATCGGCCGCGACATCGATCGCTGGCTCGAAGTTCGCAACAATCTCGTTCAGATAGTTGTCGATCTGTTCGCGGCTGGTGAAGGTGAACGCCGCCAGAATGTTCGACTGCTCAGCAAGCGCCATTCTCATGACGAAATTCGAGACCGCGGCGCCGAGATTGTATTTAGGATTGAGCGTCGGCACGAGCACGACAATCGAGTTCATCGTCTCATAGGTTGCGCCTGCCTTGATCGCCTGATCGAAACAGGCTTGCAACGCGACGAAATAAGCCGCGAGATCGCCGATCTCATTAGCCGGGATGTCAAGCAGATTCGGAGCCCCGGCCGAGAGTTGCCCGCACAGAAACGCCAACTGCGCGGAGGCCGTTGTCTGCGGTCCGGGCACGATCTTCTGCAATGCGGTGAGAACTGTATTCGTGATCGCAGTCGCTTCGTCGACGGAATGGTTCATTGATGCCCGATCCCGCCCTGGCCGCTCGGAACAGCGGTCATATCGCTTGAGCCGGCAGCCGCCGTCTGGCTATTGGCAGCCGCCGTGGTTGTGGTGCTCGCCGTGTCGGCGAAGGGAAGTGTCGAGATGGTCTGACCTGATTCAACAAATACGATCTCGAACGCGCACCATCCACCGCGCTCTTGGCGCTCAACGACGGTCCATGTATCGACACTGACCGCGCCAGGAGCCTCATCACTCATAACTTCAAGGCCAGTCGGCAGAACAAGAATGCCGCCACCCGGTGTTTCAAGCGCCGCGATCAACGCGTCACGCGCGCCGAACACGTCGGGCATATTAACCGGGCTAAAAACGAGATACGCGGTGACCGGCCAATGCCGAACCCGCCGCCCCATGTTCTCGATCCACGGGATGTCTTTCTTCGGGTACTCATGAGGGACGAGACGGAAGCCGCCCGATCGCGCCTGCACCTCGACGTAAAACGGCGCGCCGTTATATGAGGCTGGCCGAAGTTGCAATCGCCAAGGCGCGATGGTCACGATTCAGTGCTCGCATAGGGCACCGACCCCCGACTAATTTTGATTTCCTTGAAAAGATTTCCCTTGTTCTTCGCGCCACCATCCGTCGTCAGACCGCCAGCGAGCTTGATTGATAGCGACGCCTCGCCTTGGACCTTCGATGTCCCTGCGCTCGCCTGTCGCGATGCGCGCAGCAATGACGCTTCCTGCCCGATCGAGGAATCGTACGGTGACCGAGCATGGCCCGGTCTATGCGGCATGCTGAACGCTTTTGTCGCATCATAGTCGCCAGCGTCGAGATGGCGGCGAAACTCCTTGAGGGTCTGAGTCTGTCCCGGAGGTGAGCCGCCATCTGCTGACGCAGCGGCAGCCGCCGCAGCAGAAGGCATACCACCAACCCCCGTCTTGCCAAAGATGCCTTGCTTCTTAGCGCCCGACCATGCGCCCCATCCGTTTTTCCTGACCCATTTCATGGTGAAGTCGAGATATTCGTCCATGTATTTGGGATCGAAGATGCTGTGCCCGGTCTGGCGCTCGTATTCAGTCCCGACCGAACCAACGCCGCCACGATGAAATTGAAATGGCCCGCCAGAGGTGGCCTGACCGCCAGCATAATCGCCGGGCTGCATAAAGTTCATTCGTGAGCCGCCGCCCTCGCTCTTGAAAACCCTGAGCGCGACATCGGGGCTGATGCCCCATTGTCCGGCCTTCTCCTTGATCTTCTGCACAAGCGCCGGATCTAGACCCTTGAGTGAGGGAGCGCCGCCGCCATAGGCGGACGGCTGATCACCGCCGCCGCTAACGCCGCCAGCGCCGCGACCCCCGCCGCGTCCACCAGCGCCGCTGCCACCAACAGTAAACGACGCGTTGGAGAACCCGCCACCAAGGCCGCCACCCGCCGCAGCCGAAGTCTGCGAGAAGTCCATCAGGCCATCATAGACGCCGCGCCGCGTGCCCTGCGCAATGATGGAGATCATGTCGCTGGTGCCCTTGCTGATACCCGCGCCACCACCACCGCCTGCGCCCCCATCGCCACCAATGATGAATGCGCTCTTGTGGATGTCTGGATTTAGCTTGTTGAACTGATCGCGCTTCTGTTGCAGATCAGGAGAAAGCTGGCCGGGCGCGGGAATGATCGCACCTGAAGGCGAACCACCCGAATGCCAGGGACCCCAGTTGGGAATATGTATTCCTGTCCCCGGCGCTTCCTTGAGTGATCCGTCCGGGTTGCGCTCGATTTGACCTGGCCCGCCGACCCCCGGATCGAGAAAGTATCCCTTTGGAACCATGCGCAAAGAGTCGCCGAGTTTCTGGCCCCATGTCGATATCGAGTTGAGGACGGCAGCGATCTGATCTAGCCAGGTTTTGAAA